GAGCACCGGGTATAGTCCAAGTTACTCAATTCTTTTCATAATCTTTGTCAATAATCAAGAAAAATATACTTACTAATATATGAACTTAACAGGATCACAAATTAAAGACACGTACGAAGGTGTCCTAAATATCGGGGCTACTGGACTTACCGGAACTTTCCAAGAAATCACAGATGGTCTAGGCAATCTCCTAAACATCCAGGTTTCAGATACCACAATAAACTTTTCTGGTATTGTAACAGGAAACATTATAGGAACAACTGGAGCAGCAGGAACTTCCGGAACTTCCGGGACCAGCGGAATTAACGGCACATCGGGAACTTCTGGGACTAGCGGAGTAAGTGGTTCTTCTGGGACCAGTGGAATTAACGGCACATCGGGAACTTCTGGAACTAGCGGAGTAAGTGGTTCTTCTGGGACCAGCGGAACTTCTGGTATTAACGGAGCAACTGGACCTGCAGGACCAACTGGAGCAGATGGATCTTCTGGTGTTGCTGGATCAACTGGAGCAACCGGCCCAGCGGGAGCAACAGGAGCGGGAGCATCTTCTCCGATTACCATCGAACAAACCAACTCTTTAGTTTCTACAGCAATCGGAGGAACTGCAACTGTCTCTAATGCAATCGTTATTGGGGCAACAGCTTGCGCAACAACACAAAATAGTATTGCTATCGGAACTAATGCAACCGCATGTCCAGCAGGTGGATTTGGTATTGCAATAGGACTAAACGCAAAAGTCGATGGAAATAATAATGGTATTGCTATCGGAGACGGATGTTCTTCACAGGGCCAAGCTATAAATATCGGATTTAGTAATGGATTAGCTTATAACAACCATATTCAGGTTGGTAATAACAACTCAGTTCCTATTGGGGGAGATATTTTTGTTTTTGGAAGTAATAACGGAGGAGGAGGCGGATCTCCAGCTGCGGCTCTTGCATTAGGCTCAGGCAATCAGGTTGGAGGATTTGGTGGGGTAAAAATTGCAGTTGGTTTTAATAATGTTAATTCTGCAAATTGTACTATGGCTTTAGGACTTGCTAACACTATCTGTTCTTCTAACGCTTTTACAAATGCTATAGGATTTTGCAACACTATCCACACAGGAGCAACCGGCACCATAGTCTTAGGCTGCTCTTCTGTCGGAGGTACCGGGGCTTGCAACTCAGTAGTTCTGGGTAATTCAGCTTGCACTATTGGATCAAATAGCATAGCAATTGGTTGTAATACAAGAACTATTTGCAGCACAGGTATAGCAATAGGAAAAGACGCAATAGCAAGAGAATATGGGGTAGTTATTGGTGAGGGAGCTTGCAACACAGCAAATGCTTATGGTAACGGTTCTGTTGCTATTGGTCTTGGAGCAATTGCTGACGATCTCTCAGGGATTTCAATAGGACCTAATTCTGTTTCAGGACAACAAGCAGTAGCAATCGGAACAAACGCAAATGGGGATTATCTTGGAATCGCAATCGGAACAAACGGTAAGGTTTGTTCAGGAGGTCCTTTTAGAATTAGTATCGGATTTAACACTTGTAATTGTGGTATTTCAAGTTTTTCTGCGCCAACAGACGCAGGACCTTTGGTATTGGGAAACGCATCTTCGATTGGATCATCTTCTGCAAGATCTATTGTCGTAGGATCTGTAAGTTCTGTAACTTCTAACGATGGATTAGTATTTGGTCATTGCAGCACAAGCGGAGTAACTGGAGGAGTTGTTATAGGAAATAATTTAACTGCTATTAAACAAAACACAACGCACGTTAACTCTTTAGTTGCTTTTGGGCAAGGAGCTTCTTTAACGAACGCTAACGGAGACGTCGGTGGAACTGTAACACTAGATTGGGACAACGGAAACAATCAGAGTTTAACCCTAACATCTTCTATATCTTCTTTAACTCTATCCAATCCTATCGACGGAGCAAACTATGGATTATTCATAACCCAGGGAGGAGCAGGAGGATACACTATCACTTGGCCTGCATCTGTTAAATGGCCTAATGCAACCCCTCCAGTTATAACCGGGGCTATCGGGAGCGTAACTACAGTTTCACTAATTTATATTGGAACTGTTTATTACGGATCATTTGCAACTAATCTAGCCTAATAACATGTTTGGGAACAATGGATTTTTTAACAACGGGGCAACCGGTCCTATAGTAAGAGATTTTACTGCAAATGGAACTTGGACTAGGCCTGCAGGTCTAGTCTATGCTTGTGTCTATGCTGTTGGAGCAGGTGGGGGAGGCGGTGGGGGAGGAGGAATTAACACTAGTTTATTTCCTACTAGATCTGCTTCTGGTGGAGCAGGCGGCGGTGGCGGAGGAGTTTCTTCCTGCTGTTACACTTGCGCAGAACTTTCTGCTACACACTGTGTAATTATAGGAGCTGGCGGGGCTGGCGGGGCTAGAGCAGCAACTGCAGGTTCTAATGGAACTATAGGTTCAGTCGGTGGTAATTCATGCTTCGGAGCACTTGCTATAGCAAATGGTGGATCTCCTGGGTCCGGAGGATGTTATTGCAGCACTGCTTGCTGTATAATTTTAGTTTCACCCGGAGCAGGTGGGGCAGGAACAACATACAATGGAAATGTTGGTGGAACTGGGTGTATTAATCCCGGAGCAGGCGGTTCTTCTTTTGCAGCTTCTACTTCTTCTTTAGGCGGAGCAGGCGGGGGATCTGGTTGCGCGGCAATACCTTCAACTACTACAGGAGCAGGTGGTCCCGAGAGATTTTATCTTGGATTAAGATTAGGAAAAGGGGGAGATACCTGCTTTAATAACCTAACCCCACCTAATGCTTCTCCGTATGGAGCAGGTGGAGGAGGGGGAAATGCTGGAACTTGGACTGGAGCTTCTTGTCCTCTAGCAGGAGGAGCCGGAGCTTCTGGAATAGTTAGAGTTGTTGAGTATTACTCTTAACACTAAGGTTAAACCACCTAGTTCCAGCAGGTACCGGACAGTTGTCAGAGACATTCTCGATGGACAACTTAAACACAGTCGCATAGTAATCAGTGTGGTCTAGCAGCATTTGCTGGATTTGAGCAGTGGGGACTATATTATTCCATCCGCTTCTGGTGTATCCCAGTCTATCTACTGATTCGGCTAGTGGGAAGAAGATTGTACTAGGCCCAGCCTCTAAGTTCGCCGCCCTAGCATGCATAGCATACGAATCAATACCAACAACTTCTTGGGCAAAATAAATTAAAGCCATTGCTTGTCGGCGGTTTAAATTTTCCACCCGCTGGTGTATGTTAGACAACGCAGGTGTTTCTGGTAAGCACAGATGGACAACATAGTGTGTCTCTTTATACCTAGCTAAAAACTCGTCGAACTCACCAATTGGTGGATTACGTGTCCAAGATCTAGCAGCTGGGTTAGCCCCGCCGGTCGACTGGACAACAACTAGAGGCTTATCGACTTTTATCATAGCCTGGAGTTCGTCGACTTCTGGACCTGCAAAATAAAGCAACGGGGTCTTTTGGACCGAATCAACACCTAGCATGCGACACCAGATATCTATGAGGTGAAGATTTTCATTCTTAATCCAACTTTCCTCCATATAGGGGTCATGGGCAGATACTTTCCAGCCTGGGCGGCCGTAATAGTCCTTCCAGAGGTAAGGTGTGGCGAAGGGAAAATTCTTGTAAACATATGGATTGTTCACAAAAACCTCGGGATATCCGGAGACAACAACGACTTTAGAGTCGGGGTAAGTTCTCTTCCAAGAGGCTAGGACTGCAGTGGCCATAATACATTTTCCTAGCCCTCCTTGAATGTGTAGTAATAAATTGATTGGTTTTTTAGTCATAGTATATTTATCATAGTTATCCTGAGGTAAAAAGTTTCAATTGTCAGTTTTCTTGATTTTTATACTTATAGTAGATGAACAAAGATAATAAACAAAAAGTCGCATCTACTTTTCAAAGGTTTTCTCTAGATGTACCGGATCCAACCCTACCTAGAGTTTACGAAGTCAGAGGTGAATCCTGGGTTAGATACGGAAACGATAATTTATACCCAAACAGTCTTATCACCCCACTTTATAACGCATCTGCTATGAACAGATCTTGCATCGTGTCTAAGCATATTGCAACTATCGGAGAAGGACTAAGAACTAAGGACGAAACTCTAGAATACATTCTAAAAAGAGCTAATCCTATGGAAGGTTGGAACGATATTTTTTCTAGAGCATCTCTAGATTATATCATTTACGGCGGCTTTGCGCTTAATATTATCTGGAGCAGATCGGGCGATAAAATTGTTGATATCTACAACATGGACTTTAACGATATCCGCTCGGGACACATAGATTACGACACGGATAAAGTGGAATGGTACTACTACTCGGCCGACTGGACTAAAATCAAGAGAGAAATCTATAAGCCTAAGGCTTTTAAGTCATTTGATCCAAACAGAGCAGGGGAATATCCAAACCAAATCTTGTATTTTTTCACACACAACCCTGGACAAAAATACTATCCTCTCCCGCAGTATTCTGGATCTCTTACAGACATACAGGTGGACGTATCCATTTCTAGTTTCCACTACTGGAACCTTATGAACGGATTAAATCCTAGCCTCGTGATCCAGTTCCACGACGGAATGCCAAGTCCAGAAGAACGTCAAGATATTTACCAGGAAATCGCATCTAACTTTTCCGGGGTAGATAATACAGGAAGGTTTTTCTTAGCCTTTTCACCCGATAAAGACCACAACATGGAAGTAACGCCTATCGAGTCCGCTAACGATGAATACTACATCACACTCGAATCTAGGATTACCTCTAGGATATTGACGGGACACAGGATTACATCACCCCTCCTACTTGGAATCAAAGATCTAGGATCTTCCGGGTTAACTAACAATAAAGATGAAATTCTAGTTTCCTACCAGCACTTTGTATCGACTGTAATCCAACCGGATCAAGCAGTTCTTCTAAAAGTATTTGACAAACTTATCAACTACTACGGATACGATACAGAACTTTACATCGAGCCTAAGAAACTCTTTAACGAAGAAGGGGTAGCAGTCGGCCCAGGAGCAATAGACGCAATCGAATAACACATGGCACAAAAACTCGCATTACTAGTCTCCGAGGAAAAGTTAAAGGCTTTTACCTCCATCAATCAGAATGTTTCCCCCGCTGATCTTATCCCATCAATTTTACAGGCGCAGGACATTTATTTGCAAAATTATATCGGTGCAACTTATTACATGAAACTAAAAACTCAAGTGGTAAACAACACTGTTTCTTCTAACAACCAGTTTTTACTGGACAACTACATAGGTTCGGCCCTGTGTAATTTTGGACTTTTCATGGCTTTACCCTTTTTGAAGTACAAAATTTTTAATAAGTCGGTTGTTTCCCCAACGTCGGAGAACTCGGAATCTATTGTATTGGACGAGTTAAAGTTTCTAATGGACCAGGTTAGGTCTGCAGGAGAAACTTACATGAAAAGGATGATAGAATGGATGGTCCTTCATCCCGGAGATTTCCCAGATTACATCACACCAAACGTACTAGACGGACAACTACCAGAACGTGGAAATCCCTACTATGCGCAACTTGTTACACCCAAACAACCATACGCATTCCGCAGAAGACTTGCTATGTCTAACAGAGATCTAGGAAACGTTGGGTGGTACGACAACGGAACTGACTGCGTTGAATGTGGACCTAATCTTTATGTCTCCAAAAATGCATAACCCTAAACCTCTCGAAATAAGACTATCAAAGGCCTATAAGTCTACGCTAGAGAACGAGAAAAAATTAAGAACTTACCTCTATGAGAGATACTTTAGCAATAATAAAAGGCCTGGGGAGCGACCCAGTTCCATACGTTAACACGACAGTTTTATTTGGTTTGTCTGCTATGCAGTGGGACTTACTGATAAAAATTCTAGTGGCCGTCCCGTCTATTATTTGGACTTATTTTAGAATTATCAACGAGATAAAAAAATATAAAGAGGCGAAACCATCCGAAAAGGATTAACTATAAACAGTGTCCGGTATTTTTCTAGTTATTGGTATTCTAGCATATTTTATTTAGACCGGACACTGTTTCATAACACCCCAGGTTTTTAGCCATTCCTGGGGTTTTTTACGAAACTTTTATACCCTCAGGAACTATAATAGCATATGAAAAAAATAAATTGTAATTTTGCAGGAGAAAAAAACGGGAATGCTAAACTGAATGAATTCGAGGTAAAACAGATAAAATCTTTATATGCTGCTGGTGGATACACTTATGATTCTCTAGCCTCGACTTGCAACATCAGCAAAGCTCAAGTTTACAGAATCGTCAAAGGAAAATCCTGGTCTACAGTCGAACTGTAAAATGATAGTCTACCCGGCTAGACATCTTTTCGAGGCTAAGTTTCCTAAACTAGAAGACCACGAAGAGGAAATATTTTTCCAACATCCTGTCCACCAGATAAAAATAAACCAACTAGGGGTTCTCTACTACGACGAATCCGTGTATGCAGTCTATGAAAAGCAAGACACGGCCATAGTGAGACACACACCAACAAGGAGAAACTGCGGATCTAAGATTAGAATTATCTGGGAGTGCTACACAGGTGAACTTGCATTTGGTCCACATTTTTTATTTGTCAACGGCAACCCATTGGATCTGCGCTGGGAAAACATTAGAAAATCCAACACTCTTACCAGCAAAGAACGGGATCAATTGCTAGCTGTTAAGAGAAAATTCACCAAAAAATCTGTTGAACATTTAATAAAGATAGAAGAGCGTGCAGAAAAACTGGGGATGGATATTACTGAACTTCACAAGTTTCTTTTATTACCACATTGGTTGGTTGTTGCTCGTGCAAAAAACGGGGGTCCTGGTATCCAAAAGCTAAGACTTCCGGGAGGTAAATCACCCACTACTGAAGAAGAGGCGGACGAAATAGAAAAACTTTATTTAATGGGCTTGACTTTTTATGCAATAATTAATAGATTCGGATGGACTTCCACCCACCGGGTAAAAAAAGTTGTCAGAGACCGAGGTCTCGTAAGATAAAACATCTTATCCTGATGAAACTTTTTATACAAACTAAACTATAACAAAGGTAAACAAATAAAAAAATGGCAAAATACAAACTATCACAGGGAAAAATAAACTTTTATTCTTCTCTATCTCCAGAACAATTTGATTATTATTCAAGCGAGCTAAGAAAAAAAGCTAAATCCTGCAAAAAACTAACCAGGAAATCAGAACTTCAAAATGAATTCGTAGCACTTATGGATCTTTATTTGCAAATACACCAAATAAGGATAGGAACTATAGTTGAATATATAGTAGAGGATTGGCATGACTGGGATGATTCGGAAACAGATCTATTTATGGTAAGAAAGTTTTTTAACATAGCACACGACGATATTATCACACCTATTTGTTCTGTATCTGTAGACGACGAAGATTGTTTCTGCGACGAACCATTACTTCCTACTGCATATAAACCTGTATCTCTAGAAAGACTGCAGTGGTTAGTGGAACACTACCCAGAAAAAATGGCGGTACTTTGGTCGGATAAATCACTAAACTTATCAACCAACCCTCTTTTTAAGGGCAAAATAATTTGGCCTGAAAAAATAGTAAAAGAAAAAGAACTGCTAGAAGATTTAAAAAGCATTGGACTATGATCGAAATAGGAAAAAAATACTACGAGTACGAAGGAAGAAAATATGTTCTGTCCGGATCTTTTATTTCTCAACTAGGATATCTTATGGTCCGATTTTACGACGAGGAGAAAAAAGTTTGGATGAACGTAAATCTAGGCCCATTCGAGGATCTTCTTCTGAAGGAACAAAATAAAAATAATCAACTATAAATAAACATGGCATTTCAAATAAGAACAGCAAAAGACAGAAAAATCCGCCCCGAAGGTAATTACATTAAGTACCAAAATAGGGAGTGGTTAGTCCAGGGGATATCCCTAACCGACTCGGGAAATGTGTCAGTTAAACTGCACAACTACCTAACATTCGAGAACCAAATACTTACTCTTTGTAATCTAGAAGAGTTGGAAAGTATGCTAAATCAAAAGTTCGGAGATGGACAATAGGACAGAAAACGCAATCCTACTAAGAGTGGATCCCTGGATATTCAGAATAGAAGGTCTATCCCTTTTTGAAAAAATCCTGCTTAACTATGTTTACTCATGGTCTATCCAGCAACGGTGTTGCTTTTCCACAGACGAGTGGATGGGACACAAGTTCGGTTTCCCTAAAAACGACGTCTTTACCACCCTTAATCTACTGCAGATGAAAGGCTACATTACCATAAACAGGGCATTCAAAGGCGGGGCTAGATCCCTATCTTTTGTGTTTACGGATGTTCCTGACCCCTGCGAAAACTCTACTGGGCCGGACGATATTTTCAATATAGAATAACAATGTGAAGGTAAACGATTTCATGCAGGACAACTATAAGGAACTTCACCAAGCAGCGGTCAGGATATCTCAAAATTCTGAACTTGCAGACGAACTGCTGCACCACTGCATGGAGGAATTTCTAGTAAAAAAGAACGTGGAGGAGATTGTTGCTTCTGGTGGTGGTCGCTTTTATCTTGTAAGGATGATGATGAACCAGTGGAACTCAAACACTTCTCCATTCTTTTATACTTATAGAAAACAACATGACGAAATCACGGATGACTTTATCGATATTATCGAAGAAGAAGATGAGGAATTTACTAAGACAGCAGACCGAATCAGAGCCGAACTCGACGGACTTTGCTGGTACGACAGAATCTTATTTGACACCTTCGTCCAGGAGAACCACACAGTTTCCTCGCTGGCTAGAGCAACTAAGATCCCAAGGACTTCAATAAGTCTAAGCATCAACAGGATCAGAAGACACATCAAAACACAAATAGAACCACAAAAAAATCAAGACGATGACAAAACAAATCAAATGGAAATTTAAAGGCCTAGACCTTTATTTCGTATCCCAAGAAGAAAAACTAGAAAGAGATCAACTAAGACACAGATCTAAACTAGGAACAAAAGCAAAAATAGAAATCATAGATGACAACTTTACTCTTAACGAATCTGATATTGCAGGCTGTTCTAGTTGCGAGCGCAACGCCATCCTTAATACACAGCCGCCCGTATCAGTGGACGCTGAACAAACTGAACTTGAATCGGAAACCCCTGAACTGCTCGGAGTGTTTATCGATGTGGAGCCAACTGATCCTGCAACTGACTTATTTCCAGACGGATCTTCCACTAGCGATGATAACAGCACTAGCGACAGCGTGGCTAGCGAACCAAACTGATAAATTACACCAACAACTATGACGCCCGAGGTAAGAAAAATGTTAGAAGAAAAAGCCCACTGGTATGAAACCAATGGGAAAAAGATTTGGCAACCAGAAGAACTTCTTTACACTTACCAGATCTTTAATCTCCACTTCGGGGAAAATAGACAGGACACTGGATGCGGATCTTGTCGCAGATCAGTGGTAAACCACGTCCGTAAGTTGTACCAAAACATGGGGCCGGACACAAGTTTATTCTAAAAATTATGAGCAGAAAAGAATACCTAGAAAAAAAAGAAAAGTTTACCTCTATATCTGTTAGAGGCAAGGAGGTAAAGAGTGAAGATAAGTTTGTTCCTCAGGAGGAGGCCGAGGCTTTAAAGCGTGTACAAGCTAGACAAAGAGAAAGGGCTAGGGCTAAAAAAAGAAGAGAAAAAAGACTAGACCTCTTCTGGAAAAATAAAAACAAACCTGGAGAAACTTTTTCTGAAATCCAACTATAGTAATTAAACAACCATCCGCTAGTCGGAGAACCACCATAAACTGTTGGTGTAAATCAAGAAGGTAGGAGCCCCGGGGCAAACGCATAGCGTGAGGCTGACCTGGACAAAGCCCCTAGTGCATCGGTACAGACGTAAATCTTTTATGAATTTTGCTACGGCGGGACGGTACCTTGCAATCCACTACGGCAACAGACTTACCTTTTTAGAGTAAGTCAAAACATCACATATTATCTTTTTCAACTAAATTCATAGGACCCGCCGACACAGTTACAAAAAGACAAGTTAGTCAAAAGAGTTTTAATTATCAGAAACAAAAGTCCAAAATCGCAAATAGAATAAATTATCGGTACGAAAACAAAACTAAACAAACTAGTTATTGTCTGCGTAAGGGGTTTGGTTATAGGGGTTCAGCCCCTATAACCTCTCCTGACAACAGTAAAGGAATAAAACAAATATATATAAAATATGATACAAACAGTAGAAATCACCAAGGTAAAGGAAAATCCTTCTAATCCTAGGTTTATTAGAGACGACAAGTTTGAAAAACTAGTCCAGTCAATCAAATCTTTTCCACAAATGCTAGACCTAAGACCAATAGTCGTAAACGACGATATGATCGTGTTAGGGGGCAACATGAGATTAAAAGCCTGCATCGCGGCCGGCCTAAAACAAGTTCCTATCATCAAGGCTAGTGATTTGTCAGAAGAACAGCAGAAAGAGTTTGTTATTAAGGATAATGCTTCTTTTGGAGAATGGGATTGGGACGTGTTAATAGACGAATGGTCAACAAATGATTTGTCCGATTGGGGATTAGATATTCCAAAGTCTTATTTTGATGATGATGTAGAGCCCGAGTTTGATCATTCTGATCTAGGTAATAAGCTTGATGCTTACATCAACGCAAAGATAAAACAGGTTGTTCTGTATTTCGACGCCCAGCAGTACGAAGACGTAGTAAACTTTTTAGACGGTATTTGTAAGCAAGAAGACATGGAGTCCAACACCCAGGCTTTTATTTTCTTGATGGAGAACTATAGAGCAAACAACTAATGGAGCACAGTGTTTACGTTATCAGCGCAGGAAGGTCTAACGATCTTCCTTTTACCGACCAAGAAAAGGCCCTGTATTATTTTTGCGTACCGGCGGGACAACTAGAGGAATACAAGGCGGCCGGGTGTAAACGCGTAAACGAGACGGGCACCCTCATCGAATCCCGCAACTGGGCGCTTGATCATGCAGCAGCAGAAGGTAAGATTTGTTTCCAAGTGTCGGACGACCTCATGTCCATCAAGATCAACACCAACTTTTTTCCTAAACAAGAACTAACCCTCTTGGAAACTATAGAAGAATACGCAAAGTTCTTGAACGATATTCCCCAGGTAAACCTAGTCGGGATAGCACCAACTGCTAATTCATTTTATTCACAGAACTTAATCGAGAAGAACAGGTTTGTGATTGGGGATTTCTTCGGCGTAAAACCAACCCCAGTAAGGTTCGACCCCAGGCTAACTCTAAAAGAAGACTACGACTTTACCCTCCAGCACTTTAAACACTCGGGAATAATTCTGCGCTGGGAAAAATATCTCTTCCACTTTAAACACTACGACAACAAGGGAGGAGCGGTTGATTACAGAACATCGCTAGAGGAGAAGAAGAACATCTCTTACCTGCTAGAAAAATGGCCCAAATACCTAAAACTAAATTCAAAAAGACCAAACGAAATCTTACTAAAAATAAAATGAAAGAACTACATCTAATCCGTAAGCCGATAGATAAAAAAGAATACGTCAAGAGAACTGCACTAGTGTCGGACGTCAGTAAGATTATGTCGGACGACTGCATCATCTACGAAAATGGACAGCCCATCTTATTCTACACGAGGCTAAAAGAGGACACTTCTGCTTTACGCTGGGCGGCTAAGAACATGAAATACCCCAACGGGACCAGAACCAACGGGCTTGCAACGCAGTCTAAGGTGTTTGGTTATTCGCCCCGCATCCCGATGAGAAACGACTACTGCACAGTGGCCTCGATGGCGACCCAGTATCCCAAGAACCACCACGTTATTACGACATTTGCAGAGCAGCTAAAAGTCTACTACGAAACCTACTTCCCCCAGAAATACCAGGAGCACGAAGACACGGTGAAGGAGAAAGTCCTAGAAGACTGGAAGATGAGCAACTCGCCCTTTACTTCTGGGATCGTAAACAAGAACAACCCGCTAAAATACCACTACGATTCTGGAAACTTCAAGGGAATGCTGTCCAACATGGTGGTGTTCAAGTCGGACGTGGAAGGGGGATACCTGGTTATTCCCGAACTAGACCTAGCCCTAGAGGTTGCAGACAACACCCTCACAATTTTCAACGGACAAGACATTCTCCACGGCGTATCCCCAATCGACTATAAAAACCCCATGGCCTACAGGTTTTCTTTGGTTTATTATTCTCTAGAGCAGATGTGGAAATGTGAGCCCATCCAGGGAGAGATAGAAAGGGTAAGAAAAGCGAAGACCAAAAAGGAAAAGAATAGGTTGGACCCAGAACACCTGGCTAGTCTAACTAAGCAGTTTAAAAAGAACAAATAAGATGTCGCTAGAGAACAGAATAGAACAAGAGAAAGAGCGCGTGCTCGCGGCGCTGGAAAGAGCCCTGGGCGTCGTCACTACGGCCTGCAGAGAGGCTGGGATAGGCCGGACCACCTACTACAAGTTTTATAACGAGGACCCGGATTTCAAAGAGAAAGCAGACAACATCCAGGCCGTCACCCTAGACTTTGTGGAGTCCCAGCTGTTCAGACAGATAAGAGAAGGAAACACTGCAGCGACCATTTTTTACCTTAAGACCAGGGGTAAAGAGAGAGGCTACATCGAGTCTCCTCTAATAGGCATAGACACCATCCAGCCCATCCAGATTATTATCCCTGGCGGGGCTAACGAGGCTAAAGGTTTACCCTACATAGACATCACGGATGAGCAAGACTAAACAGTTCAGGTTCCTAGATTGGTTCGCCCCAGTGTTCACAGAGGACAAGACCTACTGGGTTATCTCGGGGGGAAGAGCAAGCGGTAAGTCCACACAGGCTGCTGCATACTTCCTAATGAAACTTCTGTCCCCCGAGTATTTCCGAGGAGTTGTAACAAGGTATAC